CTCACAGTACCAGAACGTGGACGCGCTGCCGGTTAGCGGCGTGGCACTCACTCTCTGGCCTGGAACCACAGCCCCTAATGGGAAGGTCGGCACGGTTGGCCTGAACCTGACTCGTGACGCTTTCGCTTTCGTCGGCGCGAAACTGTACTCGCCGAAGGCAGTTGAAGAGAGCGGATCGGCTCAGGACCCCGATACCGGCCTCTCCGTCCGCAAGGTCAAGGCGTGGGACTCCGTGCGCAGCGTCCAGGTGAACCGCATGGACTCACTTTTCGGCTTGGGCAACCTCTATCAGGATAACGGCGCAGTCGCCGTGGCAGGAGCGTAACCATGAGCACAATTCCAGCAACAGCCAATTTGCATCCGATTGCTGATTACACCCCGGAGAAGCAGTCACCGAGTTTTTCCGGCCTGATCAATCAGCAACTTACGCCTACCACGATTATCGGCGCCGGGGTTACGCTGACCCCTGCGCAGATACTCGCAGGCCTTATTCTGCGCGATACCAGCAGCGGTGCAGTGTCGGATGTCCTTCCGACCGCCGCGCTTTTGGTTCCGCAGATTGAGGCGGCTGCGGTGGGCACAACCATCCGTTTCATGATCCGCAATATCTCTGCCGGAGCGGGCACCTTGACGCTTTCGGCAGGAACGGGCGGAACATTGACCGGCACGTCAGCCACAAGCCAGATTCCGTATCTCCATCAGGAAGAGTACCTGTTGGAAGTTACGGCAATCGGCCAAACCCCGACCTATTCTATTTACGGGCTCGGACTCGTCACGTTCTAAGCATTAGGGGAGCTTTCGGGCTCCCCGCCCTTTTTCTTATGCCAATTCCAGAACCCGGCAGTATTCGTCGATCTAATCTCACGAAACAGCAGCAGCAAGATCAACTTGCTGCGATCTATGGAGTTACCATGCCAACTCAGCAGCTGAGCGAGCAGGAAGTTGCTCACATGCGGCAGATTCTTGCCCAGCACGATTCAGAACACAAGCCGATGCAGGTTTTTGACCTGAACAACCCGCCTAAGGAGCAATACCATTTCCAAAAGTTCCCGATGATGCTCTACGACCATGCAAACAGCCATTCGGCCTACGACGAGGAGCGGCCATCGCGCGTTGGCATGGGGACTGATACCTTCCATGTGCCAGCAAAGGTTATTACGCTTGTCGTCGAGACTGAGGAGCAGCTTCAGCGGGCGCTGGGAGACGGTTGGAGTGAAGAAGCGCCGGAATTCCGCGAAATGCCCAACGAGCATTTGTCGGCAAAGCTGGCGGCGGAAGCGGAGAAGGTGCAGGAGCAGATTGACGCACGGCGCCGAGGCCCTGGCCGGCCCCGCAAGGAAGTAACTGAGGCGGCATAATGACCGCCCTGGATATTGTCACAGACGCATTGATGGAGTTGAACGTAGTCGCCCAGGGGGAGACTGCGCAGCCCGGAGATGCGTCTTTTGGTTTGCGGAAGCTCAATCGCCTACTCGATAACTGGGCTGCGCGGAAGGTCTACATCTACAATGTGACTTTCCCGACATTTACGCTGGTTGCCGGTCTATCCCCGCATACGATTGGGCCGAAAGCGCAGATTACTCAGAGTTCGAGCAATGGAATAGTTGCTACCTACATCGCGCAGAACAATTTCGTAAATGGGCAGTCGGCCACGATCCCAAACTCCACGAATGGACTCAGCGGAACTGGGAATGTCCAATCGGCAACGGCAGCAAAGTTCAGTATTCCGCTCATTAGAGCTGCTGTTGCTCTGGCGGCCGATACCGGCAACGCGGTTTTGGCGGGGAGTGCTCTTCCAACCTTCGCCACCCCCAACATGGGTCAGCGCCCGCAGCGTATCGAGGCTGCAAGCCTTATTTTGACCGATCAGACGCCTAATGTGGAAATCCCGATAAATATCAGGGATGACGACTGGTGGATGAACAATCGCATCAAGGCTCTCGAGAGCAACGTTCCGACCGATCTCTATTATTCGACAGATTTTCCGAACGGAGGGCTCTATTTCTGGCCTGTGCCGAATTATAACTACGGCGTGCGGCTTGAGATTTGGGGATCAATTCCGCAATTCCCAGCGCTGAACTACGTTTTCAGTCTTCCGCCTGGCTACCAAGACGCAATCACCATGAATCTGGCGCGCACAATGGCCGGCGCATTCTCTGCGCAGTGGTCGCAGCAGCAGGAGAGCAGTTGGGTTCTGGCCATGAAGGCGGTCGAATCAAATAATGCCAAGTCGCCACGGGGAGTGACAGGCGATGCCGGGATGCCTGGGATCGGCACTCATGGCGGCTTCAACTATTACGATTCGCTGCCGAGGTAACTGACAAATGGCTCGATTTTCATTCTGCGGACCAACGTACCAGTCGCAGTCGATCATCGCTGACTGTCAGCGGACGTTCAACTTCTACCCTGAAAGCGACGAGAGTGGCCAAGGCAAGTCGCAGATGCCTATGTATTGCACTCCGGGGCTCGCGCTGTTCGTTGAGCTGCCAACAAACCCCGTGAGGGGGCTGCTGGAGATCAATGGGCGGGCCTTCGCGGTGGGTGGATCGAAGCTCTACGAGATTCTGAGTGGCGGCACAGCCACCGAACTTGGCGACGTGGGGAACGACGGCAACCCGGTAACGATGGTCACTAATGGCACAGCCGGGAATCAGGTATGCGTCTGTTCTGCCGGAAACCTTTACGTTTTCAATCTGAAAACCAGTACCTTTACCATTGTGCCCCCGCTTGAAGGAACGCCTTCCATGGTTGAATGGTGCGATGGATATGGGATCGCGTTGCTGGCTAATTCCAACAAGTTTCAGGTATCGAACTTGGAAGATATGACAACCTGGAATCCGCTGGGCGTTCAGCAGGTTTCCGTATTCCCCGAGAATGTCGGCGCAATCAAGCAGGCGTTTCGGCAATTATTTGTCCTGGGAATTGATGGACACGCGCAGATCTACTACGACTCCGGAGCGAACCAATACACTCCGTTCGATGTAATCGGCGCATTCATGGAACAGGGCATCAGCGCGCCGAATTCCATATGTGTGCTGGACAATACGCCTTTCTGGATTGGCGGCAACAAAAATGGAGTGGGAATCGCATGGCGCGCGAATGGTTATTCACCACTGAGGATTTCAAACCATGCGATAGAAACTGCCTGGGCGACCTATCCGCAGGGCAGCGCGGACGCTGTTGGCTATGCCTATATCGACCAAGGGCACACATTCTGGGTGCTACGTTTCCCGAGCGCGAACGGCGGCCAGGGAGCGACGTGGGTATATGACGCCGCTACGCAGATGTGGCATGAGCGTGGGTACTGGATTCAGCAGGGAGTAACGGGATACAGCGCGCATCTCTCGACTTGTCACTGCTACGCTTTTGGACAGCATTTAGTAGGCGATTGGAATAGTGGCAACATATATACCATGTCGATTACCATTCTCGACGACAATGGGAAACCGATTCGCCGCTTCCGCCGCGCCCCGCATATTTCGAGTGAGCAACAGCGTATTTTCCACCAGCAGATGCAGATCGATATGGAAGTTGGAGATGGCCCCAGTCCGCCACTTGTAGATGCGAACGGCGATCCCCGCGATCCTCAAGTAATGTTGCGTTGGTCTGACGATGGCGGCCGCTCATGGAGCAATGAGCATTGGATTGGCGCTGGGCAAGTGGGAACCTATCGCACCCGCGTTCTCTGGAACCGGCTTGGCTACTCCCGCGACCGTGTTTATGAGATGGCGGTCAGCGACCCGATTACCTGGCGGGTCGTAGATGCCTACTTGAAGGCTTCGCCTGGATTTACAGAGCCAACCGAGCGGTATGCCAAGCAAGTCGCAAAGATGACTTAAGATGACGAAATCTAACACCTTCGTATTAGCTCGCGCCGCTGCCGTCAACCCAGATGGAACCCTTACATGGACCGGATTGCAGACGTTTCTTGTCTGGAACACGCAACTCCAGAATGGGCTAAGTACCGAGGGAAATCTAATTAGCGCCCTCGCGCAACAAGTAGCGATCATTGGCAAGCAAGGGACGATTGGCACGATCACGCAGAATATCGATGCAAATGGCGTCATTACTGCTGACGGAATCGATTTCTCCCGCATATATAAGAATCAAAATATCGATTACATCGCGGACGGGACCGGTAGCCCTCTTGCGGGCGGTAAGATCGCATTTCTAGCACTCTCGAATCCGCTCACAGGTAATGTTCTGGAGTGGGATGGAGCGAGTTGGCAGTGGGTAGCGCGCGCTCAGACCCAGGCGCCTACATCTCATGAATGGCTGGCAAGCTACGACCAAGCAACAGGAAACTTTACCCAATCGCAGCCCGCATTCTCGGATATTAGCGGGACCGCAGCGAAAAGTCAGATAGGGACTGGAACGCCGCTGGCGGGCGAATATGTAGACGGCGGCACGGGGGCTTGGACCCCCCTTCCGGGCGGATCAGGGCCAAACTTTGCCGACAATGAGATCCTTGCAGGCAGCGGTACGGCGTGGACGTTTGCCAATGCGCCTATATCCGCGCTTCCGGCTTCGACAAGCGTTCATCTCTACGCGCAGGAATACAACGGTGGTCCGTTTGTTCGCTTGCCGCCGAGCGCGATTACTTCGATCACAGGAACTGCAATGGTAACCGCAGCATCTTGGACGGCGGGGGCTTTGATGGCAGACTACAGGTATTGAAGGAGATTTTCATGAAAAAGTTTCTTTCGCTTCTCGCGATCACCGGCGTCTTGAGTCTTCAGGCTTTGGCGCAGACGGCTAACTACCCTGAGGTTCAGCTGCAACCCTCCTACGCGGCTGACACTGGTGCCGCCAACGTGCTCACGGCCACGGTGAACAGTTGCCCAGCCGCCTACACCACCGGCATGTTTATCAAGGTGCTACCGCTTCACGCCAATTCGATCACTACGCCGACGCTCAACTTCTGTGGCCTTGGCGCAAAGACGATCACCAAGAAGGGTACCTCGGCGCTGGCTGCGAACGATTTGATCACAACTCAGATCGCCACATTCATCTACGACGGAACCGACATGGAGTTGCAGAATCCGGCCACAGGAACTGGCTCTGGCGTCGCCTCGTTTACGGGCGATGGAACGGTGGTCACCAACAGCGGTTCGACTGGGTCCGTGACGATGACCATCTCAGGTACGAGCGGAGGCATCGTCTACTTTTCGAGCAACAGCGCCTGGGGATCGACCGGCCTTCTCACGCAATACGGCATCTTGTTAGGAGGCGGAACGGGTGGCGCACCCACATCCACTGCGCAGGGTGCATCGAACATGCCCTTGATCGGGCAGGGAGCCTCCGCTCCGGTTTGGAGTACGGTTGGGCACCCTTCGAGCTGCGGAACTGGCCAAGTGGTTTACGGTTCGTCGGCAACACAACTCGCTTGTCTCAGCGGCTTCATTCTGAACAGCAGCGGCGCGGCAACAACCTACGATGGGATTACCACGGCGGGTCTTGGGCTCGTCACCGTTGAAGGTGTTTCAGATAAGACGGCGCAATCTTCGTCTCTGACCACCCAAAACCTCATCGCTTCTACGGGCGCGGCAGGGCACTACCTTGTCCGTTTTTACCTGGATCAGAACGCGCTCTGCACGACTGGCACAGGTTCGGTTTACGCAACAGTTAGTTGGACAGATGCAACTGCCGCGCACACGGCGCAGACCATTCCTTTGACGCTCACCAATACCACCATCTCTACGGCTAGCGGCTTCGTTGATGTTGCGCTCCCTTTCTGGTCGGCTACATCTTCGGCCATCAGTTACACCACCACTTACACAGCTTGCACCAGCGGAACGGGGACTTATGACCTTCATGCAGAAGTTGAACGCACTAATTAAGCTCGGTCTGGCGCTGGCCTTGTTTGCAGGGATAGCGCACGCTCAGTCAGCCAATAACGGTTATCCGTACTCTTCGTTGAGCGGGGCACCGACCGTGAATGCAGCGGCTCAGTATGATGTTCCATATTATTCGGCGGCGGGAACGGTACAGACATTGAGCGGGGCAGCAATATCCGGTTTCCAGTTCAACTCTACCTCTAGCGCTCCGGCAGCAGCCACCGCAGCACAACTAGGCACCTTGGCCAATATCACTGGGACACAGCTTTTGTACAGTGCCGGAACAACTTCAGCACTTGCAGGCAGCGCCAACTTGACGTGGTCTTCACCGACACTGACTGTCGGCGTAGCTGGAACCACAACAGGCATTCTGAAGCTGTCATCCTCAACTGCTACCGGCAGCGTATCGCTTACTCCAGCGGCGGCGACCTCAGGTTTCATCATGACGGTTCCAGCAGCTACGGACACGCTGGCCGTGCTAGGAACCGTGCAGACATTTACAGCAGGACCAACTTTTAGCACGACGGCCCCTGTATTTGCAATAGCTCCAATTTTTAATGCTGGTCTAGTATCCAGCGTTGCGGGAGGCGGATCGATTGGAGGCACAGCCTCTAACTGGTTCGGCGGCCTCGTCCTCGGCGGTGCGACATACTCTGTGAATATCAACGCGGCCACTCCAACCGGAAGCCATACTCTCCAAATACCGGCCTTGGGAGGGCCCGACACATTTGCGACTCTAGGGGTAAACCAGACATTCTCCGGTACGAACACCTTTAGCGCGATAACAACGGTAAATAACATTTTGATCAGTAAAAACACAACGGTCATGGCCGCGAACGGTACCACCACCTCCACATCCTTTGCCGCGTTGACCACGACCAGCTTGGTGATGCAGGCCGTGCCCGCCAGCACCACGCGCCAAGGCGAGTGCGATATTATCTGGGAGACCAGTGCCACCGCCGATACACCGACCTTTGCGTTGAACACAAGTGCTACCCTGACTGGCCTCTGGATCGCCGGATCACAAACTTATGGCTCTACCAGCACGGTCACGAACTTCCTGCCTGTCGCGGTAGTCACTTCGGCCACTCAGACAGCTTTCACGGCAGCACTGACCGCAGCAGGAGCCACAACCTTCTACCAAACGCACGTAGCTTTCACCGTGAGCACGAACACCAATGCTCAGACGATCACGCTTTATGCCAAGATCAATGCCGGGACTTTAACGGTGCAGGCTGGCAGCAGTTGCGCGTGGTTACCGTAGTTGCCTTCAACTACTGAGCCTGAGCCTGAACGTGCAGTGACGCGGGGACTGAAAGGCAGTGCGTAAGATGCAGATATGGGATCATCCTCCATATCGCTCGGCAAGATTATCTCAGCTTCTATATGTGGCCCCAACCTAGAGAGGATTCAATGAAGAAGTTATTCGCGCTTCTCGCTTTCGCATTTGCGGCATCGGCACTCGCACAGGTTACGGTAGCGCCGTTTCAGACCCCGCGCGCCACCTTCCTCGATCCGAACGGCGTACCGCTGGCGAACGGCTGTATCTTCACGTACTCGGGTGGAACGTCAACGCCACTAGCGACCTATACCGATTACACAGGTGGCACCGCAAATCCGAATCCGATTCCCCTTGATTCCACCGGCAGCGCTGTGATCTGGCTCAGCGCCAATGCCTACAAGTTCGTAGGGTTCAGCACAGGCGGCACGAATTGCGCCTCTGGCGTACAGCAGTGGACTGTTGACCAGATCCAGGGATTCATCGGCTGCGGTCCGAATACAGGCGTAGTTTGCCCAATCCTCTGGGGCGGCACAGGCGCGACGACCGCGCAGGGAGCGGCGGTCAACATCGTCAACGGCAATCCAATTGCACCGAGCAGCGTGAACAACGCCAATGTGAACGGCATCATCAACGTTGCCGCCCCGCCCTACAATGCGCTTGGCGACTGCACGGGCTCCGGCTCAACGGCAGGATGCACGAATAACCACGATGCAATCCAGAGGGCAATCGATGCGGCCTATGTGTCGGGTGCCAGTGTATTCTTTCCATCAAATCCCAGCGCAACGACTCAGACTGTCTACTACATCGCAACTGCGATAAATCCTGAGGGTGTGAGCATGTTCGGGCCTCCAGGGGGCAGCGGACCGGGAAATTTCTACCAGAATACGCTGCCTGTCGCCGTTCGCGGCGCTCCGAGTCAGGACGTGTTCGCGCTGGTGGATGCTGCCGATGGCGGAATCGCGCCGCTTCCTTCGTTCGCCATGCGTGATTTCGCAGTGATCGTGGATGACTCGGTGGATGCCTCCGCGAGTTTCCCTTACCGCAAGCCGGGTCGCATTTGCGGGGACGTCGTGGCGAATGGTACAGCGGTCATCACCTCTGCGGCACAGTGCTTGTTTCAACCGGGAGACGCGACCTTTAACCAAGCAATCACGGTCGGCTCGACTACAACCACAATACTTTCCTACCAATCCCCGACACAGGTCACACTCGCCACCACAGTTCCGAGTGGAACAGGACTCAATGCCTATATCAGCATTCTTGGGCTCCCTGTCACAGCAACCATCGGCAACTGCGGTTTCGCATATCCTGATAGAGCGGCGACAGCGCCTACAGACGCGGGACCTTTCAAGAGCGACTTCACTAATTTTACAATTGAATCTCTCAGCAATAACGATAACGCGACCAACACATGTGGCTTCTTCTTTCAGGGCAATGAATCTCCCACATGGACGCGCTGGACCAATGTCGCCGTGAGCGCAAATTGGGGATTTGCCTACGTGCCCGCCAGCGTTGCGGTCCCTACGACCGGCATTTTCACAGGCGACAACGACTTCAATACCTGGCAGAATATCTTGATCTACGCCAAGTATCCCTTCCTAACCTACGGCGCGGGATACGGGACAATCTCGGCGATGCAAATTGCCTCCGTGGACGCGGGTCCGCAATTTCTCACGGCGTATGGAATAACAAGCATACCTCATAATTGGGACATAGACGTTCGCGAGATAGAGCCTGATGCATTTTGCCCCTCCGCCAACACTGCGCTCCGCATGGCTGGATACTCGAACATACTACGCCACTATCAAGTAGCAATGTGCTCAACACATCCAGGAACAATTCAATGGGATGCCTCGGGCTCCAGCCTGCAAGACCTTTTCATTGGAAACATAGCCGCCCTGAATATCACTGGAGATCAGAACGAATTCGCGATGCCTAATGGCGGTGACCGGCTCACCATGTATGCTGCGGCAACCATCACGGGGCGCGGTAACACGTTTACCACAGCATTATCCTCAAACCCCTTTGGAGGCCATCAGGCGGGTAGAGAACAATACTACGGATTGCAATCTGGTGCCTTCGGGCCTCCTAACCTTTCGCACGGGGGCAAAGCGTTCGATAGGCGCTCCGACTTCATCAACACGGGCGCATCTAGCTACTACTTCAATTCTCAGGATTTGTGGATGTGGCCAGATGAGTTTTTTGGTTTGGGAGCAACACAGCCCGTGCCGGTTCCTGATGCCAACTCGGAGACGGGGGAGAATTTTGCTACGGTCTCAGGAACTAACTTCTATCTTTACGGAGCTAATGGCACAAGCTTCTATATCGGCTCGCAAATCCCGGCAGGAAAGTTCCGCTTCTACGCCAAGATCGCATCGGCGGCGAGTACGTCGAACTGGTCGATTTATCTACAGGCGGACGAGGCTTCGGTCTGGACGAGCATAGCATCCTGTGCGACAGTTACCGGCGTGGGAACGAGCTACCAGATCGCCTCCTGTGACGCAGATGCTACCGGGTTAGGTGGCGATCAGTTCCGCATCGGACTGCTCTCCGCAACGCAGAACGGCGCGGTGGCGTGGATTGGGATCAGGCCGGTTGACAGCGACACTCTCAGTACGAGTTTTACCCTCAGCGGTGGAAGTGCCTTGACCGGCAATCAGGGTACGGGAGTCAAGCTTCAGCACTCAACAGGGAATCCGAGCACGGGCGGCATGGCGGTATACGATGCGGCCGGCGACACGATCAACGCGGTTACGCCGTCAGTAAATGCCGCCGCCTGTTGGAAGGCCAACGGTGTGATTGGCTATTGCTCAACCGTGGTGGCTTCAACTGGATCATGCACTTGCAATTGAAGGAGGCACAATAATGAAACGAGCATATGGCGACTCTTGATGTGCGGCCAATCAGTTACGCAGAGATTCTAGGCGCTTCGAACGCAGCAATTTTGCTTGCGGCCTACAGCGCAGAATGCTCGATCCCGGAGATTGGCGAGACGAACCCACAGCCGGAAATGTACGCGCAAATGGAACGTTCCGGCATGTTCCAATCTTTCGGCGCGTTCGCAGGTTCCGAGTTAATTGGATTTGCTTCGGCGCTAGACTTTATGCTGCCCCACTATGGGCGAAAGATTGCGAATGTCGAAAGCCTCTTTGTGTCTCCGGTCTATCGCACTTGCCGCGCCGGAAATGCGCTCATGAATGCGATTGAGGCTTACGGGAAGGAGAAGGATTGCGAAGTGATCTCGTACAGTGCGCGGACAGGGAGCCAATTCGAGAGGTTGTTATCGTGCCTCCGGCCTTACCAGCGGACGAATGCGGTCTTTATGCGCTCCCTCCGGTAACACCCGAGGTTGAGGCAATGATCCGCGAGGCTTCTGCAAAAATAAGGCCGCATGAGGCAAGTTTCAGGTGCAAGATGGAGCACCATTTGCACGGCGGGATGTATGCGCGTACATCGCGGGTTGCTCCGAATATGGCTTTTACCAGCGTCATGATCAAGATTCCGACTCTAGTTATTGTTCATGGCGAATGCTGCGTGTTTGTCGATGGTAAATGGCATATTATGAGTGGCTACAACGTGCTCGCAGCCAGCGCCCATCGCATTCAGGCTTATGCCACGTTTGGAGAAAATGAAACAGAAATCACGATGCTTTTCCCATCCGCTGCGAAGACTGTAGAAGAGGCAGAGGCAGAGTTTACAGATGAATCGGAAGACTTGCTCTCTCGAAGGAGCAAAGAGGCATAAATGAGCGGAATCGCAACAGGCACGGCGTTACTTATTGGCGGTGGTCTGGCGGCGGGGGGAAGCGTTGCCAGCGGCATCATCGGTTCGAATGCCTCTCAAAACGCAGCCTCTACTCAGGCTACCGCTGCTGAGAATAACGCTGCGATGCAGGCGGATCTCGGCCAGGAATCGCTTCAGAATGAGAATTACCAGTACCAACAGGCCCAGGCCAATGACCAACCGTGGCTACAGAGCGGAGCCAATAACCTCGCAAGCCTCGATTATCTACTTGGACAGGGCGGCACGAGCGGCACCGTGGGAAGCAACACCACTGGAGCGAGCCAAACGCTAAGCATCCCCGGCGCCAACGGCACGGTAACGCTCCCCGGCGTCCAGGGATTGCAGGGAACGGCAAACACGAATCTAGGCGCTTATGGCTCACTGATGCAGCCTTACTCTGGGGGGCAGTTCGCGGCTCCCACGGCAGCACAAGCGGCGGCATCTCCGGGTGAACAATTCGCGCTCCAGCAGGGCGAAGGCGCCGTGCAGGGCAGCGCCGCCGCGAACGGCTCACTTCTTACCGGCGGCACGATGAATGCCCTTGACCAGTATGCGCAGGGGCTCGCCAGCACCAATTACAACAATGTTTACAATCAAGCGCTCCAGACCTACAACACGAATTACAATACTTGGGCGAATCAGAACGCGACCAAGTACAACGAACTCGCCGCGCAATCGGGACTGGGGCAGACGACGGCGCAGCAACTGAGTTCAGCGGGCCTCCAAAGCGCCGGCCAGGTAGCGAACACGCTCAGCAATACTGGGCAGCAAGTCGGGCAGCAAAATACAAACGCGGCCGCAGCGACGGCATCAGGGTACGTCGGAAGTGCGAACGCCTTGGGAGGCGCGATCAATGGAGGCACGAATAGCTTGAGCCAGATGTTGCAACTGAATTCGCTTCTGGGGAACAACTCAAATACCGCCAACTATAACTATAACTCTTCAGGCCAACCAGTAAACGAATTGGGGGCATCCGTATGAGTTCGATTCCTCTCCCGGCTTTAGATGTACGCCCGCCCTCTCCCTCGCCTAACGTGCTGGAGCAGTACGGGCAACTGATGCAGATAAAGAATCAACAGGCTATGCAACCATTGCAGCAGCAAGCCGCCCAGCAACAGGTGCAGACAGGTGCTCTTGACCTTCAGCAGAAACAAATTCAGTTGAAGGATCAGCAAGCAATGCAGGCGACGATGCAGCAATGGGCACAACCAAAGCCGTCTGCCGCCGCCGCTCCGTCTCAGGACGGGATGCAGCCGCCCGCAGCCGCCGCCTCTTCTTCTGGCTCCATGCCGAGTTACGATGATCTCGTTCCGCTCGCCATCAAGAACGGGGCATCATTCCAGACTGTGCAGGGCCTACAGCAGCACGTTCTTCAGATGAAGGCGCAGGCGGCGACGATTGCCAAGGATCAGGCGCAGGCAGGAGAGGCCGGTGCGGGGACGCTCCAGAAAAAGAATGCCATGATTGTCGATGCTATGAATGGCGTCCTGAATACCCCGGACGCGCAACTTCCGCAGGCGATTCAAACGACTGCGCAGCAACTTGCGCAAAATGGATTATTTGACCCTCCGCATGTCCAACAGGCGGTGCAACTCGCAATGCTGGCGCAACAGAATCCGGCTCAGGCACGGCAAACTCTATCGATGCAAGCGGCTAGTATGGGTGGATTCTCTAAGCTCGTAGATGATGCCACCAAACAGCTAACTCTCCAATACGAAAAAGGGAAAACGGACCCAAACAGCCCGCTTTATGCGCCATCTGACGCGGCAATTGCGATGGGAACAGCACCGAGGACAGCGCAGATCCAGGCGGGAAAGGCAGCGCAGGCCGGTCGCGTGGCGCAAGCTGAGGCCCCTGTCAGGATAGCCACGGCTCAGGCTGAAGGGATTGCGCGGGCCAACGTCGAAGCGCAGGTCGGACGGGGCAGCAATGCGGCACTAGCGGAAGTCCCCCCGCATCTGATTGGCCCAGCCACGGCAGCAGCAACGAAAGCTGGCGAAGACTACGCGCAAGCCAATTCTGTTTCGCAGCGCATCGCAGAAATGATGAACGACGCGAAGAATGGCAACGTAGTTTCGTTCCAACTGATTCCGCAAGAAGGCGCGCTGCAACTCACAACGTCGCAGGGCGTGAAGCGCATCAATATGGCGGAAATCCAAAACTATGGCGGCGGCAGCGCAGTCCAGAAGTTCCAAGGGATGCTTGGCAAAGCCTACAACGGCAAGTCGATTCCCGATTCTGTGCTGAGCGATATGTCCCAGATTCAAGACATTATGTCACGCGGGGCGCAAGTCAAATACCAGAACAGTTTGAACACAGTCAATCAGACTTATGGTGCAAAATTTGCACCGGTTCAGATGCAAGATATGGCACCGCCAAAAGGGGCCGCCGGATCAGCCAGCGCGCCTGTAAAAATCACCCTTCCTAGCGGCAAACAAATCACCATCGAGTAAACTATGCCTGATCCTCAAGACGTGCTTACGCCCGAAGACACAGATGCGCTGATCCACGCACAGCAGCAACTCTTTGCGTCTGGCGATCCTCGTGCCTCGAAACTATACGACTACATCACGCAGCAGGGTTACGCCACCAAAGGGCCGCAAGGAGAGCTAGTCCGCAGTAATCAGGCGTCGATGGCCCCGCAGCCGACTCTCGGTGAGCGTTTCAGTAATTTCTTTCAGCATCCACTCAATGAGTGGGAGTCCGAATCGCAGATGCAATCCCGCCCTGCCGGGGCGAGCATTCCTGAGATGGTCGGTACTGATGTACATAACTTCGCGGCGGGCGCTGGTAATGTGATCCGTCACCCATTACAAGCTGCCGGCAACATGCTATCAAGCGGATTCGGCGCACGTCCCCTCGTGGAGACAGCAGAGAATGCGCTGGTAGAGGGTGCGGGAAAACCCGCGCCGAATCCCGATGCACAAATTCTTCCCCAGTCGCCAGAACAAGCAGCCTATGCTCTCGGCCAAACGGCGATGACCGCTGGGGTTGCAAGGAATCTTCCTGCGGTTCCGAAGATCGCGTCCACCATTGTAGACGCCGCTTCTGACGCGGCGGATTTACCGCCGCCTCCGGCGCCAAAGCCTACAATAGCCGGGCAGAACTACGCCCCGGCACATGCGAAGGCATTCGAGGGAGCTATTGCACCAGCGGCAGCGATGGGGAAGAATTTCATGCCCCAGAACATTACGCCGCAAGCTCTTACGCCAATCCGCGCCACTGCCTCCCGAATGATGCAGGGCAATCCGCTTGAGCAGGCCACGGTGCGGTTGGCTACCGATCCCGCCACGGCGCCACTGCCGCGCATTCAGGCATACCAGCAAGTCGTTCAAACCTCGCTGCGCGATCTTGAGCAGTTGCACTCTTCGGCACTCAACAGCGCGGCGGATGTTCCAGTCGATACGAAGCCTTTAGTTCAAAACCTCATGTCGCATATCTCGGCAACCATCGACGCTGCGGATGCCGCAGCTATTCGCGGACTTGCACAACGGGTTCAGCAAGCTAAAACGATTGGCGATCTCAATACCTTCCGGCAGGAACTGAATAATGAAACCTCGCCGGAGTATCGGCAGAGTCAAATTCAGGCGGGGCGCTCTGGAACCAGTGCGCAAGCCGCGAGCGATCTGGCGGGCGATGTGCGGAATGCCTATTACGATAATCTCGGCGAGGCGACGGGCGTTGACTATTCGCCGCTGAAGCGCCGGGAGGCGAATCTTCTCACGACGCTGGAATCCCTACAAAATCAACAATCAATGCTCGCAAAGCAGGAAGCCACTTTCAATGCGCCTACCACTTTGCGGGAAAAGGCTGGCAACGTCGCCGCCATTCTCCAGAATCCACGCACAACAGTGACGCAGACGCTGCTCAGGGAGTCACCGGCCACGCGTGTCTCGCTCTTGCTTCAGAAATCACTGGCCGATCTTCCCGGCGCTCGGCCTTCATATCCTCAACTGGGGCGTGGCGCAATCACAGGACAGCCGCCACCGGGACCGGAATGGGCAGCACCGCCTCCGCCTCCGGTTGCAGCTACAACGCGTGCCCAACGTCTCGGTTTATTGCTTAAGGCTCCGCCGATTGAGCTGCCCGGCGCAGTCGAGCAATCTGCCCCAGCTTACTCCCCGGATACTGTCGCGGCGCGTCAAGGACGCTTATTGCCCCAGCAGTCGGGGGCGCCAACTGTGCCCCCCAATCTGCAAGCACTTCCTGCGATGACCCCCGGCGAGCGCCCCGCTGCGCTAATGCAACTGTTGCGCCAGCAATCGCAGCTTCGACTCGCCCGCCAAGCGCAACCATTCCAACTGCCAGCATCGCAGCAGTGAGGAGCATTTATGAGTCCATGGACGAGAAAAGAAATTTCGTTTTTGCTGTCTAAGGCATCCCCGCTTACCGCGGCACAGAAGGCCAAGGATAAGCAGGAGCTTCACCAGAACCCATCTCTAGGTCACGCGAAAAAAGGAAGTCAGGAGCTAAAAAAGTCATGAGTCGACTTGCAAAGATGATAGGATTGACCGCATTGCTCTCGCTTGCGGCAATGGCACCGGCGCAGAATCTGAGCACATCGAGCGCCGACATTCCCACTCAATCACCGATGCAATGACTTTCACCGCAATCCAAGCGAAGGCATACCCAATGACGAGTGTTTCTAACATGCTCAAAGGATACAGCAAAATGACAAGACGAGTTCTTTTATTTACATGGGCGCTTATCCTCGCCTCATGTTGCTACGCCCAAAACACATCCACATCAGGAACGATCAACGCCGCCGCGACGAGCAATCAATGCACGGCGCGTGGATGCGTGTATTTTCAGGTTCCCCCCAATACGGCATGGGTGACTATTCAAGTCTCCGGCACTTGGTCGGGTACGCTCCAAGTCTATTCGGTCACTTCGCCGAATGCTAGCTTTCAGAATCTCAACTCGCAGACATGGAGCCTGCAAGCGCAGATTACAGGTAATGGAAATTGGTCCGTTGCCAACGGGCTTTCTACCTTCGTGCTTGTACAGGCATCGAGTTTTTCTTCCGGGGCCGCTCAAATCAACATGACGGCATCTCCAGACGGAACCCCTCTTAATAACCCGGTGTTCCCTGGCACCATTACGGGAACCGGGTTAGAAGCTAACAACGGTGGATCATCCTCGAATTGCTGGCTAACAAACGGAAGTTATGCCAACTGTTCTGGCGGCGGCGGCAGCGGCTCCGGCACAGTGAACAGCGGCACGGCGGGGCAGGAAGGCATCTACGCCGCGAATGGTACCACAATCAGCGGGGCGCAGAGAGCCTGCCCCTTCGTCACCGACCCGCCCTACAACGCAGCCTGCGATGGAAGCACAGACGACAGCGCAGCGATTCAAGCGGCGATGAACGCAAACGGCTGTATCCAGTTGCCGGTCAATACGCATCCAGCGATTCCTGGGCCGACTACGTGCAAGTTTGCGAGCCCCCTGGTGCAAAACAACACCTCTCTGACGATTGTCGGCAACGACAGCATTTTTGAATACGCGGGCACCGGCGCGGGCTACTCTTTCATCGATCCGACTCGTTTCTATGGGCTTACATCGCTCCGGCTTGAACATATGCAATTGTCGGATACTACTTCTGGAACTGGGTTGAGTTTCATCAATCCTGCCGGGATTCAGTATGTTTCCTTTAATGGCGTTTACGATTTGAACTCCCATTCCGGATATAGCACGTTCACGGCATCGAGCTACATCAATTACCTCCTGGTTCAGAATTCGAGCATGAACAGCCCTTCGCTGACTGCCGACTTCGTATTCGATAATGTGGCCATCGGAGGGAATAGTTCGCTTTCTGGAACTGGGGCCATGTCGAGCGCCCTTCTTAGTGGGGGTCTCACTCTCGGCGGGGGCACCAACGTCTCGTTCTCTTCTACGACCATTGTCGGGCTCCTGGCTTTGGGAACTGCGGGCACGATCTCAGGGAGCGCCACGGTGAACTCTATTTCAGGAGGCGGGAGATCGGGCAACTTCTGTTATCTCATTGGCACAGCTTCCACCTGCCTGACTTATGGACTGCAAACCTACTCAAGCGCATCTAATCAGCTTTCCCCATGCTCTTCTACTGTGATTGGCACGTCACTTGGCACAGCATGGGTTAGCGATGCAACTAGTTTAACGCCGGGAACCCCTTACAGCGTATCAGCAGGAGCAGGAGCGATTACTGTGCAAGTTCAATGCACACATTCAGGGAGTAGTTATTCTTGGCAGACAATGTAACATCGGTACGTGTGCATCCTGTCCATAGGAGGAACGAATGAAGTGAATTCTAACCGCATGTTTAATCCTCGCAGCAATGCCTGCGTTCGCGCAGACTGCCAATTACGGGCCAAAGGGCTGGACCGCAACAGCGACCGGCGCATTGGGAATAGGGGAACAGAAGGGATTTCATGCGTGACCAATCAAAGCACTTGGAGAGGGCCATGGGCGACGTACAGATAGGGTTTCAATCGGCGCATGATCTAGCGAAGGAAATCGAGCGCCTGCAAAAAGAGCGCGATGCGCTGCTATTGGAGCGCGAGGGCAATCAAACGCAGCTGCTCCGGGCTCACGGCGTCGCGCTTGAAGAACTGAGCAGGA